GAGGATATTTGCGACAATTTGAGAATTAGTAAGGCGACTTATTACAGATTGCGCAAGCAGGCCGAGTCTGAGCTAGAAGAAACAATCATAGGTAAAGTGAGCTAAAGTGAGTGAGCATGAATTCTAAAATCTGCTAGAATGGTAGTATCAAATGCTGAAGCAAATGATACTTCTTTAGGGCTTAGCCTAGATAATCTGCGGTAACTCAGGAAAAGGATGTTTTAAAATCTATCAAACATCCTGCCAGCAATGGTCAATCTAAGCAATTTAATCTTAACTATTTCAGTTTTGGAATAGGTGGGCGAAGTTAAAGCAGAAAGATTCCAACGGCAAGGTGCTGAGGAAATGCAAATGTGGCAGTTTGGCTGTGAGACGAGTCTATAAGAGGAAAGAGGTATTTGGTTCGAGGTGCAACAAGAGCTTAATACCATATCTTACAAAAATTGGGCGCCTCCCAAAAGTATGTAAGGTGAGTTGATTGTCCGCAAAACAATCGATAACAAGCAGGCGCTGTGCATTTTGTTCTTCAAAAGAGAATAAAACACATGGCGATGCGTGTCTGTGATAGATAAAAGATGATTTTTATATTTTAAAGCTATTCAAGATAGAAAAAACTCAAAAAGCAAAAGTCATCGCCCGTCATAAACGAAAGTGTACTTCGGCAATTAGATTGCCTGCTCAAGTCTCGCAAGGATAAGAGTAAAGTCAAAGAGTAAAGCAGCTTAGACTTTTAGCGGGGTCTTCGTTAATTGAAAAATGGCTTAGTAGTTTATGATGTAAGGAGTGATTGGTCTAACCAATCGTACATGAGTGATACAAGTAGGAATATTTGTGGACAAGATAATAAACTATAAGTTATCAAAAGTCACTCGTTTGAAGCAGTAGTCTCATGCTGGTTAATGGATATATGGTAGACGGATTAAGTCCTGTTTAGGGAATTGAGACGTCACAGGTTCGAATCCTGTCGTTCCAATTGCGATTTTAATTCGCAGAGAGAGGTCTTAAAAAGGTCGCACATTGTGCGGCTTTTTATTTTGTCGGGAAGGAGGTAGTCCAGTGAGTGGATAAATTAACCCCAAAACAAGAATTGTTTGTCCAAGGGATAATTTCCGGACTATCTCAAAGACAAGCATATAGGCAGGCTTATCCGTCATCTAAAAAATGGCTAGATAGTAGCGTTGACAGCAAAGCAGCCGTCTTACTTCAAAATGTAAAGGTTTTGTCAAGGTATAGAGAACTTCTTAAACAGTTCTCGAACATGTCCTTGTGGTCCAGGGAACAGGCTTTCAATGAGTATGAATGGCTAAAGAACAAAGCCAGAGCCAGCATTGAGCGAGACGGTGTCAGGCAAGCAAACTCAAACGCCTTTCTTTCGGCTTTGGATGGCATGAATAATATGGCATGGAAAGACTTAGAATTGACTGACGAGAAAATTAGACAAGAGATTGAACTGCTCAAGATCAAGATTGAAAGCAATCAAGGCTCTAAGTCTGATACAAGTCTCATGGAAGCTCTCTTGAATGCTGTCAAAGGCGGTGACGAAGTTGAAGATTGAGTTTTCGAGAAAACAAGCTGACATCATTCGCAGGCCTTTTAATTATGAGCTAGAAGTCAACGAGGGCACACCTCGAAGCGGTAAGACAACCGCTGGTCATTTTCGCTATGCCAGGTACTTGATTGAGTCACCCGACGAGAATCATCTCATTGCTGCATACAACCAAGAGCAAGCCTACCGTCTTTTCATTGATGGAGACGGCACAGGTCTAATGCATATTTTCAACGGCAATTGTAAAATCAAGCACGATGAGCACGGGGACCACCTCTTAATCGATACACCAAACGGAGCTAAGCGAGTTTACTACAAAGGAGGCGGGAAAGCCAACAGCGTAGGTGCTATCACGGGTATGTCACTAGGATCGGTAGTTTTTTGTGAAATCAATTTGCTGAACATGGATTTCATTCAGGAAGCATTTAGGCGAACCTGGGCGGCCAAGCTCAGATATCATCTAGCTGACCTAAACCCTCCAGCTCCTCAGCATCCAGTTATTAAGGATGTCTTTGATGTCCAAAATACACGGTGGACCCATTGGACCATGGATGACAATCCGATTTTGTCCGAAGAGCGGAAACAATCCATTATCCAATCGACGAAGAAAAATCCTTATCTATATAAGAGAGACATTCTCGGCCAACGTGTCATGCCTCAAGGTGTCATATATGGCCTATTTGACCTCGAAAAGAACATCAAGGATAGTTTGCTAGGCGAACCCGTTGAAATGTATTTTACAGGCGATGGTGGACAATCTGACGCTACCTCGATGGCTTGTAACATCGTTACTAAGCATAGAGAGGGCAACAAGACTTTCTTCGGACTCAATCGTGTAGCTCACTACTACCATAGCGGAGCCGAGACTGGCCAAGTCAAGGCTATGTCTACCTATGCTGTCGAGCTTCGAGCATTTATTCAGTGGTGTGTTAGTAAGTACCAAATGCGCTATACCGATGTCTGGATTGACCCAGCGTGTAGATCCTTACGAGAGGAATTGCATAAGCTAGGCATCCGGACAAGAGGAGCCTTGAACAATGCCCATGATGTTAGCAGCAAGGCGAAAGGTATCGAGGTAGGGATTGAGCGTGGCCAGAATATCATTTCGTCAGGCCAGTTCCTGCTTATCAATCATCAGGAAGAGGAATATGATCATTATCACTTTTTGAAAGAGATTGGTCTATATAGTCGTGACGATAATGGGAAACCAATTGATAAAGATAACCACGCAATGGACGAGTTCAGATATAGTGTGAACGTATTTTATAAGCGTTACGCTAATTTTTAGCAACAAGGAGCCGATAAATGGGCATTATACAATTTGTCAAAAATCTATTTAAGAGAGGACAGTACGCAATGACTACAGAAAGTCTCGCAAGCATCACGGAGCACCCTAAGATTGCGGTCACAAACGCTGAATACCAAAGAATCAATGAAAATCTAATGTATTACCAAAGCAAATGGCCTAAAGTGACCTATATCAATACAGACGGTATTCAAAAGCAAAGAAAAGCGACCCATTTGCCAATCGCTCGAACCGCTGCCAAGAAAATTGCTAGCTTGGTCTTTAACGAGCAGGCAACAATCAAGTTGGATGATGAACAAGCGGACGCATTCATCCAAGAAACATTGAAGAACGACCGCTTCAACAAGAATTTTGAGCGATACCTTGAAAGTTGTCTAGCCCTGGGTGGTCTTGCTATGCGCCCTTATGTAGACAACGGACGAGTGCGAGTATCATTCGTTCAAGCGCCTGTCTTTCTGCCGTTGCAGTCGAATACGCAAGATGTCTCAAGTGCTGCTATTGTGACTAAAACGATTAAGGCTGCAGGTCAGAAGAACATCTACTACACTTTAATTGAGTTCCATGAGTGGGCCGAGGATGGGAAGTACATCATTTCAAATGAGCTATACAGGTCTGAAAGTTCTGAGCAAGTCGGAGGGCGTGTGCCTTTGGCTGAAGTCTATGAGGATTTAGAAGAACAAGTTGAACTTGACGGTCTAACAAGACCGCTTTTTTCTTACTTGAAGCCTCCAGGGATGAATAACAAGGACATTAACAGTCCTTTGGGCTTATCTATTTTTGATAACGCTAAGAGCACGATTGATTTCATCAATACAACCTATGACGAGTTTAAGTGGGAAGTCAAGATGGGACAACGCCGAGTGGCCGTTCCTGAAAATCTGACAGAAACTAGAATGGTCTCTGATAATGGTGACATTAACATCGTCAAACGCTTTGACGCTGAGCAGAATGTTTACTTGCGCTTATCAAATAGCGATATGGACGGCGGGAATATCACAGATTTGACGACAGCAATCAGGGCAGATGACTACATCAAGACTATCAATGAGGGTCTGAGTCTCTTTGAGATGCTTCTGGGTGTATCAGCTGGGATGTTTACATTTGACGGCCAGAGCTTGAAGACTGCGACAGAGGTAGTCTCTGAAAACTCGGACACTTATCAAATGCGAAACAGTATTGTAAGCCTGGTCGAGCAATCCTTGAAAGAGTTGATTATCTCAATTTGCGAGCTCGGCAGCCTTTATGGGCTATACAATGGCCCAATCCCTCGGATGGAGAAGATTGCAATCAATCTCGATGACGGAGTTTTCACAGACAAGAACAACGAGCTTGATTATTGGACAAAGGCTTTGGCCAGTGGCATTGTCAGCAAGGCTCACGCTATCCAGAAGGCTCTCAACATGTCAGAGGCCGACGCTAAGAAGATGATTCAGGCAATCAATCAGGAAACAATGGACACAGCCAACAGTCAGCGAAGCCGGCAAGACATTGATATTTACGGGGAGTGATTAAATGAACCTATTTGTAAAGATTTTCTCGTTAGCTCCAAACCCTGCCAAGCTCTTTATGGAAAAGCCAGGAACATTGCTAGAGAGGATGTTAAATGAAAGGGAACAAAAGACCACCAATCCAGTTCAATGACGAGCAGTTGCTGCTTCAAGCGAGCAATGTCGCAGACATCTATCACCAGCTGGCTTTGGATTTGTTTGATAACGTGGTCGAACGTGTGACAGAACGTGGCACAGTCTATCTTGATAAGCAACCGTACATCTGGCAGCTTGAGAAAATGCAACAGATGCACATGCTGAACGAGGAGAACCTGAAACTAATCTCCGAATACTCTGGAGTAGCTGAAGAACAACTGCGCTACATTGTCGAAAATGAAGGCCTAAAGCTCTACACAGACACGAAGCAACAGCTTCTAGAAGACTTAGGTCGTGGACCTGCAGGAAATAGCAACCACATCCAAGAAATTCTTGCTGATTATGCCAGTCAAGCTGTCGGAGACATTCATAATCTAATCAACACAACCTTGCCAAAGGCTGTTATTGGCGCTTATCAAGGCATTGTGGAGCAATCTGTCGCTAGAGTTGTCACCGGCCTCTCCACGGCCGATAAGGCTATCTCAGATACGGTTATGAAGTGGCAAGAGAAAGGTTTTCAAGGTTTCAAGGACAGCGCTGGGCGTAACTGGAAGATAGATAATTACGCCCGGATGGTTATCAAGACGACAACCTATCGAACTTTTCGCGAAATGCGAACGAGACCAGCTGAAGAGTTGGGCATTGATACTTTTTACTACTCTAAGAAAAGCTCTGCCCGCGAAATGTGCGCTCCTTTGCAACATCAGATAGTAACCTACGGACCATCTCGAACTGAAAAGGGCGAGCGTATTCTGTCTTTGGAAGACTACGGATACGGAAATCCCGGTGGCTGCCTTGGCATTCATTGCGGCCACATGCTGACGCCTTTCATTCCAGGAGCAAACTACAAGCCTGATTTGGGAGAGGACGTGGCAGAGATAACGCCAGAGCAAGCAATCGAAAACGCCAACGCAGAGGCTAAGCAGAGGGCTCTAGAACGGTCTATCAGAGCAAATAAAGAAAAGCTCCACGTCGCTGAGAAGTTGGGCGATAAAGAGCTGATGGATAAGTACAAGAGCAAGATAGGAACCCAAAACGCTGCCTTGAAAGACTACATCGATAAGCACCCGTTCCTGAAACGGGATGAGGCTAGAGAGAGACTTTTTAAGAAAAACGAAAAACCAGCAGGCGTCAAACCTGCTGGTAATAAGTCTTATGTTTCTGTAAAGGATAAATGGTTGTCAAATGCAGATCCTAGCAAAGCTAAGGTCTCAGAAATGAATTTCTGGGAGCATAACGGCCAGAAATATCAAGTTGATGGGAAGCATGTAGTGCTAGATTATTCTCAAAAAGAGAAAGAAGTAGGAGAATGGCTGTCTAAAACGTTTGGAAAACACGTCCAAATGGTGCCGCGAGTTAACTTCCCGGAAAAAATACCGAGCCCAGACTATTTAGTTGATGGTTTGAAATTTGACCTGAAAGAGATAACTGGTTCAGGAAAGAGCGTTGTAGATGGAAATTTAAGAAAGACGAAACAACAATCCGAAAACATTGTATTTGATGTGACGAGAACAAAATTATCCAACGATGAAATACTCTCTCAGCTTGAAAAAGTATACCGCCTAAACCGTCGCGGATTGGGAATCGCAATTATAAAAGACGGTGAAGAATTGATAGACATTTTAAAATCGAATAAAAAATAAAGGTGACCCACCGCCTCCACAGCAAGCTGCTTCATGGGCGTTAGACCACCTTTACCTTAACTTAATTATAACTCACAATGCGTTTTTTTTCAAATAATAAAGGAGAACAAATGAAATACAGAAAGAAACCAGTAGTGATTGAGGCTGTGTAGTGGACGGGCGAAAATGTAAAAGAAATCGCTAATTTTATGGGAATTGAATCCGTACCCTACGATTTAAACACTCATGATTTATCCATTATGACTCTTGAAGGGGTAATGGTAGCCAGAGCAGGAGACTACATTATCAAAGGCGTGCAAGGAGAATATTATCCATGCAAGCCAGATATTTTTGCAGAAACATACGAAAAAACGGAGGAATAAAAATGTTAGAAAAAGCAAAACAATTGGCATCACAAGAATTTTCGCGCTTATCAGGTCGTGAAATCAAAGCAGAAGACTGCTTTGTAGTTTGGTTTAGCAAGACCCTACAAAACTGGAAAGCTCTTGTTAGTACTAATCGAATCAAGTCTGGTGAAAAATGTGGCGATTATGCGGAAATCACGCATAATGGCGACAAGAAAGAGACTTATGTGGATGTTTACGCCAAGGTTTCAAACCGAGCTATTAAAGATTAGGAGGGATCCAGCATCTTGACTTGCAGGAATAGACTGCTATAAATCGCTGTAAATTGCTATAAACTGGTATTTTTGATCAGTTTTTTTGGAAGAAAGGAAAACAAAAATGGAAGACTGGCAAAGACGTTTTATCGATGAATATAATTCACTTAAGGATAAATATACAAAATTACACAAAATGATTGTGAAATACGAAGCCGGTACGCTGAATTTTGAGCCAAAATGTTCAGTTGAGGTTTTGAAAAATCAAAAGTGCGCCATGGGTCAATATTTATACTGGCTAGAAGTTCGATCGGAAATCGAAGGAATCGAATTATAAAACTAACCGTGTCGAAGTCGAGGCGGTTTTCTTATGTTCTAACCGTATGGAATCCCGTACGGTTTTTTGCTTGCCTTTATCCGCAGGCGGTAAAGAACGGAAGATAATACCTAATTTTAGGAGGAATTTAAGAATGGCAGAAGACATTCAAACACAAACTGACCAGCCAGTTAATGCTGGAGAAAATACTGAGTCACAAACTCAAGAGCAACCTGTCAAGACATTCACTCAAGAAGAAGTGAACGGACTTGTATCTAAAGAGGCCAAGAAAGCACAAGAGAAAATCTTCAAAAGCCTAGGATTCGAAGATGTCAAAAGTGCTAAAGAAGGACTGCAGCAGCTCAAGGAGTGGAAGGACTCGCAAAAGAGTGAGGCTGAGAAACAGTCAGAAGCGCTTGCTACTAAAGAAAAAGAACTGGAGCAGGTTTTGTCAGATAAGAAAAATCTGGAAGCGAAGCTGTCAGCTCTGACTCTGGGAGTAAATGCTGAGTCTGTTGACGATGTCATCACTCTATCTGCTCGCTTGGTGACAGACGAGGTATCTATCGAGGATGCTGTTGGCCAAGTGTTGCAGAAATATCCTCAGTTTGGTCGCACAGAGCAACCTGAAGAGAAGAAACCGACATTTTCAGCTGGAGGAAATCCAACGGCTGGAACGAACCAAGAAGATGCCTTTTTGAAGGCTCTAGGACTAACAAATTGACAGGAGAATAATCAATGACACTTAACTACATCACTAAACATGAGGGCACGTTTGAAAAGAAATTGATGCAAGGTGCCCTTACAAGTATTTTGGAAACACCGCAGGTAAACTGGTTGGGCGCTAAGTCGTTCGAATTGCCGACAATCTCTGTAACAGGCTATAAGGCACACACACGCTCTAAGGGCTACAATGCTGGTACAGTTTCAAACGACAAGAAAGTTTACACTCTCGGTTTTGACCGTGACGTTGAGTTCTTTGTAGACAAAGCAGACGTAGACGAAACAAACCAAGAGCTTTCAGCTGCCAACGTATCTAACACATTCATCACAGAGCACGCAACTCCTGAAGTTGACGCTTACCGCTTCTCTAAGCTGGCTACGACAGCAATCACAGCAACCAAATTTAAGTCTGAAGATGACTTGTCAGAAGTGAACATCTACACTAAATTGAAAGCTGCCCTTTTGCCAGTTCGTAAATACGGCGCCCAAAATATCGTTATGTACGTTTCTAGCGAAGTGATGGACTTCTTAGAGCGCTCTAAAGAGTTCACACGTTCAATCGCTACTACATCACCTCAAGGAATCGATACCCGTGTCACTTCCCTTGATGGAGTTCAACTCATCGAAGTTTGGGACGATGCGCGTTTCAAGACTAAGTTTGACTTTACGACAGGCTTTGTCAAAGCTTCAGATGGTAAAGATATCAACTTCTTGATCGTTGCTAAGCCAGCAGTTATCGCGAAGGCTAAATTCAACTCAATCTATCTTTTCGCCCCTGGCCAACATACTGAAGGTGATGGCTATCTGTACCAAAACCGTCTTTACCACGACCTTTTTGTCCTGGACACTAAAAAAGACGGTGTCTATGTATCTCACAAATCAGCTTAACAGGAGGTAAAACATGAAGAAGTACGAGAAAGACAATCAGGTCTACACCGTCCAAGAAGGCAGTGAGCTTGAAATTCAATTGATCACTGATGGGTTTAAAGAGAAGAAAGAAGAAAAAGATTCTGTCTCTGATCCTTACAGTAAAATGACTGTGGATGAATTGAAAACTCTTCTTGAAGAGCGCTCTATTCCACTTCCAGAAGGAAAAGTCACTAAAAAGGATCTTGCGGCCCTTTTAGAAAAAGGCAATGAGGAGGAATAAACTAAATGGCACAATTTAAAGCTAAGGCAAATTTCTACCTGGTCCAATCTGATCGTCACTTTGACGAAGGAGAAGTCTATGACTTGCAAGTAAGTGAAGCGGACAAAATCAACAAAATGTATAAGGCTGCGTTCGACGAAGATGGCCTGGAGCGCATCGAAGAAGAAGCTAAGAATGCGAAGGCGGCCGATACCGCCTCATGAGGAGGTGAGTAGATGACCTACTTAACAAAAGATGAATTTGAAGAGTTGGGTTTTGATGTGGATGGCGATTTTGACAAATTGCTGAAGCGCGCAGAACTCGCTATCAATGCATATATTCGGGATTTTTACTCTCGCAATAGCTTTGAAAGCGATCATGATGCTAGGAAAAAGGCTGTCAAACTCGCTACGGCTTTCCAGATTGCTTATTTGGATAGTTCAGGAATCATGACCGCTGAGGACAAGCAAGCAATGGCCAGCATGACCGTTGGGCGGACCTCTGTCAGCTATCGCGGTGGCAATCAAAACAGCGCCCAGATGCTTTCGTTGGCCGAAAGATACAATCTGTCTAGAGATGCTGAAAACTGGTTAAGATTGGCTGGATTTGGCTTTGCGAGGGTTGATTATGATAGATAAAAGAATGCTACCGGATTCCGTAACGATCCAAAAAAAATTGAGCAAGGACGACTGGGGAAAAGAGACTTATTCAGAGCCTCTTTTGCTCTCTCCGTGCAAATTCGATAGGACGTTTTCTCAGACCGGATCTGGCAATCATCAGAGTGAAAACAAGCCATCGACAGTGATTGTATATCATAAATACTGCCCTGTAGAACTTGATAAGAGCTTTATAGGCGGTGTTGTTGACGATAAAGGCACACTCTACATTGTCCGCAGTATTATCCCTCAATATCATCCATTCACTAAGAAGCTTCTGGCTTACGAAATCGAGGTGATTTAATGGGTGGTGTTTCGATTAAGATTGACTTAAAGGGCGTCGAAAAGAAAGTTTCTCCGGAGAATTTCGCAAAAGGGAAGCTGGCCATAGCTAATCAGGCGATGTTGGACATGGATCCGTTCGTTCCGAAAAGAAAAGGGATACTGAGAGCTAGCGGCCATGTCAGAAAGGATTCTATCGTGTATGCACAGCCTTACGCTAGAATTGTTTACTACGGCCGAAAACGGAAAGGCTTCTTTTCGGATAAGCAGAGAAGGTTCTTCTTTGCGAATAAAGAAAGATTGCTGAGCCAAAAGCCGACGCCTGGAACGGGTCCTAGATGGGATAAGAAAGCCGTGCCACTCTATGCCCAAAGATGGGCAGAAGTTGGTCTGCGAGCTATGGGAGTGAAATAATGCAGAATAATGACTTTTCAGAGGTCTTGCTTGAGCATATCAAAAGTGTTCAAACCAAAATCCCTTCAAAGCATGGCTATTTAGACGAGAAAGAGGGATTGGTTGTCTATCCTCTCCCTGGCGGAGATGTGGTGGACGAGGACATGGCAGGGACGCAGATTGTGGATCTACCATTTGAAATTGCTATCAAGTCAAAAGACCAGAAACTGATTGATACTACACTATGGCAGATTAACACTGCCTTATCAAAAATTGGCTTGGAATTGCCAAGTAAAAATAATTCATATAACTTTTTAGACCTTAAAGTCAAGAAACCGTACTTAAACGAGTTGGACGAACAAGGCTTTTACATTTACTTGCTGGATGTTACTGCCAGCCTTGAAATAGAAAGGGAAGAATAATAGATGGTAAAGAACAAAAACGTAAAACGTAAACATTACATCGGACCATATAAGGAAGCGACTCCTGATACTCCACCAACTGCTCAAGAGTATCTCTGGATTGCAAAAGGAATTAAAGAGTCGTCTCCTGACAACGACGAAAAAACAGACGACTTTTCAGATTTTGCAGGAGACGGGACTGTTGAAGAACTAGTGGTGTCAAAAAAACGCGGACGCTCTTTTGAAGGTCTGCGTGATACAGACGACAAAGCTCAGAATTTTATCGCGGATAAACAGGACGCGGTGGGCGATGATCTGCTGGTTTGGTACAAGGAAGTTGATTCTACAGGGAAGACCCAATACGAAGGCCCAGCTCGTCTTTCTGAAATCGAAATCGGAGACGGTGAAGCTTCAGAAAATGAAAGCATCAAGTTTAAGATCGTATGGCGCCGCACTCCTAAGAAGTCGGCTGTCGTACCAGGATAAGGCTAGGGCGTGAAATATCACGCCTTTTTCTTTTTGAAAGGAGAATTTTTATGGTTGTTATTAAGAAAATCAGCAATGTCATCCCAATCGATTTTGGGGAATTTCAGCTCGAATATAACGCGAATGACGAGGGAGCGAAAAACCTTGACAGTTATCGTGATGATCTATCGAAAAGATGGAAGGAAATCAGCAAATTAACCGATGAAGAAATTGCGATTCAAGCGATGGAAATCACAGAAGAAGGCTGGAGCAGATTGTTCGGCCCAGACGCTTTCCCGAAAGTGTATCAATTCGCAGGCGAAGACACGACGATTGCGTTCAATTATTTGCTTCAGGCCATTCTTGGCATTCAAAAGGAATATCTGGAGCGCAATTCAGAAGATACCCTCAAGAAGTATCTAGCATGATGCTATGTTGGATATTTCTAGGAAATTGGCAGACGAGCTAATCTTAGAAATTGATGGCGAAGAGCGAACCTTTCCTTTGTCGCTATCGTTTGACAAGGTTTTGAAAGTTTTTGAGATGTGGGGGGATGATGAGATCCCGGACCTTGTTCGACCACATCTAGCCTTAAAAATGTTAACAAATGAGTATTTTGACACGTTAGCAGTAGACGAAGCGATGGAAGTTGTAGCAGCCATTTTTGAAGAACATATTCAACCCGGAAAAGCTGACAACGGCATCGAGTATGACTTGGCCGGGAATGTTATCAAGACTACATCGTCAGAGGAGCCACATAAACGACTCTACAATCTGAAGTATGACGGTGATTATGTCTTCGCTTCGTTTATGCAGGCCTACAGAATCGACTTAATTGAAGAGATAGGGAAGCTTCATTGGAAAAAGTTTAATGCTCTTCTTGTCGGGCTTCCTGAGGGCACAAAGTTTGTTGAAGTGCTAAAAATCCGGTCTTATGAGCCACAAAAAGGCGATAGTAAGGAATACATCGAGAAAATGCGTGAATTACAAAGAGAATTTCGTTTGCCTGATGAAGATGTCGACGATGAAGTCGAAGAAGATAGTTGGGATTAGAAAGGAGGTATAGATGGCAGATGGTAAAGTTGTCATCCAGGTTGAAATGGATGGCAACAAGGCTCAATCAGGAGTCTCTAAATTAAAAAGTTTGCTTGGCGGATTGAGTGAAAGCGGCGCTAAGCTCGGATCAGTGTTTAAGTCTGTTTTAGGTGCTAACCTGGTTAGCTCAGCTATCACATCTGGTATAGGTATGGTTGGCTCTGGTATTCGGGAAATGGTCGGAGAGCTGAACAGTTCGCAAAAAGCCTGGAAAACCTTTGAGGGGAATTTACAAGCCTTTGGTCGCTCTTCCGACGAAATAAGAAAAGCGAAGGCTGAGATGCAGGACTTTGCAACCAAGACGATCTATTCAGCTTCTGATATGGCAAGCACTTACTCTCAATTGGACGCGGTCGGTACTAAGAACGTCGGAAGCCTCGTTAAAGCCTTTGGTGGTCTAGCTGCCTCAGCAGAAAACCCAGCCCAAGCCATGAAATCACTGTCTACCCAAGCGACCCAGATGGCAAGTAAGCCTAAAGTGGCTTGGATGGACTTTAAGATTATGATGGAGCAAGCTCCTGCTGGTATGGCAGCAGTTGCTAAAGAGATGGGGATGTCTACCGCTGAGCTGGTGTCAGCTGTTCAAGATGGCAAAATCAAGACAGAGGACTTCTTCGACGCTATGAACCGCGCAGGGAACTCCGACGCTTTCCAAAAGATGGCCACGGAGTTCAAAACGGTTGACCAGGCTATAGACGGGGCAAAAGAAAGCCTCTCTAATAAGCTCATGCCAGCGTTTGAAAAACTTAATGCATTTGGGATTAAAGCAGTCAATGCCCTGTCTAACGCTCTAGAAAAAATAAATTTCGGCAAGCTGGCTGATGGTCTAGGAAAATTCCTTGAGAGTATTGATGTAGAGAAGATTGTAGCAAAAGTTAGCAGCACTATCTCAAACCTAGCAGGAAAAGTTAAGGCCTTTTGGACTGCCTTTGCAAACACTGGGGCGGTATCTGCCTTTATCAGCGCTATCCAGAGTATTGCAGGAGCTATTGGTCATATCTGGAATAGTCTAACCGCCTCAAACGAGCTAAACACTCTTGCTAGCGTCCTTGGGAATGTGGTAAAGTGGCTTTCTCAGGCTGCAACTGTAGCAGCTAACTTTATCAGTTCGCTGCCGGCTGGAGCAATTCAGGCAATAGTAGGCGGTTTGGTTGGTTTAGTTGCTGGCTTCAAAACCTTTAACTTTCTAAAATCCTTTAACCCGTTTAACATCTTCAAAAGGAATGCAACAGAAGCCACAAGCGGGGCAGCTGAAGCTATCACGCAGGGACGGTCTAAAATCGCTCAGATTTTTAGTAGCTTGAGCTCTGTTATCGGTTCTATCGGAGGGGCTGTCAAATCTGCTGCAACCGGCATAGGTGTCGGTATCAAGGCGGCATTAAGCGGGCTGTCACAAGTCATCTTAGCGTTTGGTGCAGCCTTGCAAACTGCAGGCGTGGCCAATATCCTAGCCTTTGGTGGAGCAGTAGCTACGGCCGCAGTTGGGATTGGAGCTGGTGTGGCCATCATAGCAGCAGGCTTCGCGCTGCTGGCTACGCAAGGTCAAGGAGTAGCGACTATCATCAATGCGGTAGGAGAAGCCTTTGCTACCGTAGCAACTGCAATTATCGGAGCTTTTGCCCAAGCCATTGTCACAGTAGCTGGCGTGCTGCCGATTGTGACGTCTGCACTGGCTAATCTGGCCCCTTTAATCGTAGCTTTCGGTCAAGCATTCGGTGCAGCTGCTCCGTTTGTCTCGGCATTAGGGGAAGCGATAACCTCTATCGCCTCCGTTTTACCGCCTGTAATCAGCGCTTTTAGCCAAGGTGTTGCAGCCATCATTGAGGCCGTGACCCCAATTGTTGAAATTATAGGCAATGTGTTTACGACGGTAGCGCAAATTGTCGCAGATGCGATTGTTAGGATAGTGCAGGCTTTGGCTCCATTTATGCCAGCGGTCGTACAGATAGCTCAGGCTTTAGCTCCTGTGCTGCAATCAATAGCCGAGGCATTTACGGCATTAGTGGCTCAGATAAGCCCAATAATAGACAGCATAGCGAATCTATTCCGTACGCTAGGCAATGTCATCAAAAGCGTGCTTGACGGAGCGAAAGGCGTGATAGAGGGCTTTGGGAATGCTGTCAGGACCATTTTAGACGGCGTATCTGGTATCTTTGATTCGATTGGTCGAGCTGCTTTAAGTGCTGGTCAAGGTTTTAAGTTGCTTGCCCAAGGCGTAGTTATGATCACTAACACCAATCTTGGCGATATGGCTGCGTCTCTTGGAGCAGTTGCGCTCGGTGTTGGAAATATTGCAAGTAAATCAGCAGGATTGGCTCAAGCCGGCAATGCCATGAAAACACTTGGCGTTGGCATGACAGCAGTATCAAGTCAAGCTAATGCAGCAGTTTCAGGGTTAACGAATTTTGCAGCCAGAATTACATCTTTACAGACTGCTGTCACAGCATTACCTTCAATTCTTGCATCAGCCGCATCAGGCTTTGCTAGTTTCGCAAGTCAGGTCATTTCTGGCATCGCTGGTCTATCAGCTATCAATGCTCCTATTTCCGCATTGAGAACTCAAGTAACGACGATCACACCTGCTTTATTACAAGCGGCTATGGGCTTTACTGTATTTGGTGCTCAAGTTATAGCGATTACCTCAAGTCTTACGATAGTTTCCGCTACCTTTGTGCAAGTTGGAGCAAGTGCTGCAAGCGCCTCTGGCCAGATTACAGCCATTTCAGCAAGCACGGCATCAGCGATTGCAGCTTTTGCATCAATGTCTGCACAAGTTCAGTCTTCTATGCAGATGATGCTTTCTGTGGTCCGATCTACTGGTAGCCAGATGATTTCGCAAGGTCGCCAGACCGGGCAGCAGACCTCGCAGAATATCGCCCAAGGAATCCGAGGGGGAGGGGGGCAAGTAAGGAGTGCTATGAGCTCTCTAGTAAATGCCGCTCGTTCCGTTGGTATGTCCGGGGCTGCTACCATGCGTTATGTCGGTTCCATGATTGGCCAAGGGCTAGCTCAGGGTATGTACTCAGCTTTAGGAGCTGTAACAGCCGCGGCGAATGCCTTAGTGGCACAGGCCGAACGTGCAGCGCAAGCTAAAGCCCGTATTCACTCGCCGTCACGGTTGTTCAGGGATAATGTAGGTCGTTACATTTCCCAAGGTATGGCTGTTGGTATTTTGGCGGATGCGCATAAAGTAGATGCTGCAATGGGTGATGTTTACGATCAAATCAGAGCCTTTAAATATGCTCCGGAAGACATCATCGGCGTTGGTCAATCGCAGCTGTCTAGGACAGTGCAGGTCAAGTCAGACCTGGAACGGTCAATCAAGGCGAGTGTTAAAGTTGTACAAGAGAAATCTAATAATCTTGTAGAGCGAGCTCTGGAAGTTGCTGAACGAGCCGTGAGACGACCTGTGAACATGGTATTGGACGACGGAGCTCTGGTTGCTAAAATCGGTCAACCAATGACCGATTATCAAAATGATAAGTTATTACTAGATAACATGATGAGGGGGATAACGTAATGGACACAATCATCTATAACAATCATGACCTCTCTGAGGTTATCCGGATAATTGAAGTTATCCGACCAGTCGGAAATGAGAGGAGCGTCACGACAAATGATGCTCCTCTTTTAGGAGTTAATGTACAAGATTTGAAGATAGGGCCTAAAAAAATCAAAGTAAAATTTGCGATCCACAAAAAGACAGCTAGAGATGCCGAAAGTGCAAAACACGCTCTGGCAAGCATCTTGAACACGAATAAACCTGTACGGATCACGATATCTGATGAGCCTGATAAATATTATCTTGGCATGGCCGTCGGATCTGTGGATATGGACAATGTTGCCCGCTGGTTTCAAAAGGGGGAGTTCGATATTTTGGTTCCTGATGGCGTAGCCCACGCTATCACTTACAAGCGATTTGATAACCCTAAGCAAGAGGGAAACAAGCTGGTTTTTGATCTGGTAAACAACGGCAACGTTGATGCATTTCCTGTTGTTACCGTTAGAAACAACTCAGAAAATGGGTATATCGGCTTGGTCAATCCTAGCGGAGCTATGGAGCTAGGCAATCGAGAAGAAACCGACTTAGAAACCTATAAACAATCAGAAATCCTTTTTGATTATGTGACAAACGATGGAATCGTGAAAGGATTTGCTGCAGCTAGGAAAGAATCCGGAGCACTCAGGATTGAAAATAACTGGGGACGTCCACATTTGGCTCTAGTTCCAGGCAACAACTCCGGAACGATTTCTTGGGACATTCCAGTTGATAGTTCCGGCCAAAGAGGGGCACTGAACGATTATCTTTGGTGGCGGCAAATTTGCTGGCTCGGAGCAGGGAATCAGATGGGGCTCATGAAAATAAACTTCGTCGACAGCACTGGAAGATTTATTTACGGAGTAGAAATCTACAAGCGCTGGTTCGGGCTGGAGTGTGAGTATAATTTCTTGGTCCGCGGAGACAACGGGCCGCGCCTTGTTAAGAAGTGGCAATTTACCGGGACGCATTATGATCATCACAACCCCTTTAATGCGGAGCGGGGCTGGTCTGATATCCAGCGGCGTGATGACATGGTGCAGGTCTTTTGGTGGGGAACCTATCCTCAATTTCATGTGCCAGAAATCAAGGGAATAAAGACCGCTAAAATCCAAGTGATTATCAGCTCTATCAGCAACAATCCGATGATCAGCCATCTTTATCTAGATAGTCTTGTATATCGCAAAGATTTTGTCACAGGAATCCGTGATGTCCCGAATCGGTATCGACCAGGCTCGACGGTCGTGATAGATTGTGAAAATGATGGTATTACCGTGGATGGTCTGAACAAGTTTAGCGACCGCGTCCACGGGTCAAGCTGGCTAAAAGTTCCGCCCGGCAACAGTAAGCTAGAGGTTTACTGTTCAAGTTGGGCTAAGAACAAGCCAACAGTAGCGGTCAATTTTGAGGAAAGGTGGTTATAAATGTTACTGACAATTCATGATGCTCACTTGCATCCTGTCGCTTCGATCGACAACGACAAGCAGACTACATTGAATTATTTTAACGATACCTGGCATCGTTTCTTTGAGACTGGTGCTGCCACCTTTGATTTCACGGTCGCAAAGAAGACCTTGAGTACAGATACGCACTCAAAGAGAGCTTATAACCTCTTGAGCGAAAAGAACTTTATCTCTTTTGAGTATGAAGGGGAAACTCAGCTCTTTACCGTCCGGAAAACAGTTGAAAATGAGAAAGTAATCAAAGTCAACTGCGTCAATCTCAATCTTGAATTGATCAACGAATATGCAAATCCATACAAAGCGCCAAAAGCAATGTCTTTTAAAGAGTATTGCGAAGCTATGGATTTGCTCAATTTCACCATGCTGCAGATTGGAATAAACGAAGTTTCTGACAAAAAAATCACTGCTGAATGGGAAGGTCAGGATACTAAATTAGCCCGACTTTTAAGTCTGGCCAATAAATTTGGGGCTGAAATTGAGTTTAAAACAAGACTTAATGATGACAGCTCTATCAAAGCGTTTGTAGTCAACGTGTACCATGAAAACGACGCTACACATCAAGGAGTGGGGAAAGTCCAGAATAAAGTTTTGCGCTATGGGCGAGATTTCCGCTCTCTAACTCGTACGGTTGATACGACAGGCATTTACAACGCCACTCGGCCAACTGGTAAAACAGAAGAAGGCGAAGTTGTAACGATTGCAGGAATGCAAACGCTGGAAATTAAAAATGAAAAAGGAGAGATTGAGTTTTTTCAAAGAGGCGACATGCTTTACGCTCCTTTATCAATGAGTATGTTTCCAGCAGCATTTACTAGCGGGACGATGGCTGACCAATGGATCCGAAAGGATTTCCCGGTTGAGTCCGCAAGTAAAGAGGTTATCCGGTCTAGCGCTCTTAGAGAGCTGAAAAAGAATTGCTATCCTGCTGTAACCTATGAAGTAGATGGCTTTCTGCCTTACGGGGTCGGAGATACCGTTGAGGTTGAAGATGATGGTTTCTACCCAACCTTGTTGCTCCAAATGCGAGTCTTTGAGCAATCTATGAGTTTTACAGGGACCGGAGAGAACAAGACGGTATTTGCCAACTTTAAAGCAATTGAAAACAAAGTATCCAGCAGTTTGCAGCAACGTCTAGAAAACATGCTGGAAGAAGCGAAACCATATTCAGTTAGTCTTGCTACTGATAACGGGCACATCTTTAAAAACAACCAGGGCGAATCCACGGTTTTCCCAACACTCAAAAAAGGCAATAAGGCTGTGGAATGTACCTGGAAGTGGCTGATTGACAACGAGGATTTTGGACAAGCTCCAAGCCACAAGGTCACAGCAGCAGGGATGAGGGAATCTCTTACCTTGACGGCTATAGCATTGGTAAATGGTCAGGAAGTAGCCAGAGAGCAGTTGACTTTTACTAATGTCAACGATGGTCAAAATGGAGCTAAAGGAGACCCTGGGCCGCAAGGACCGAAAGGTTCTACTGGAGCAACCGGAGCCAAAGGCGACAAAGGAGAGACAGGAGCTAGAGGACCTCAAGGCGAACGTGGGCCGCAGGGAGTTGTAGGACCGCAAGGACCAAAGGGAGAGCGAGGAGACCCAGCTGATACCGCAGAATTAAAAAAAGCTGTGACAGCTGCTCAATCCCAATTGACAGATGTCCAAAATAATCTAGCAGGAGTTAGGGCAAACCTGACACAATCTCAGAGTCAGTTATCTAGCAACGTTGCCCAAATCCGCTCGGATGTTGGCTCTATCCGCACCAAGCAGAGCCAAGCTGAGTCTGAGATAGCAAAGCAAGTGCAGGCGCTTAATGCGGCCAAAACCGAGCTTGCGGGGGTCAAATCTGCTCAGGCAACGTTTGAGCAGAGCGCCACTCGCAGGCTTGCTGAGCTGGCCAATGTGGCTGATGGCAAGGCTAGTAGGTCAGAGGTCGCACAGACAGCTGAGGAGCTGAAAAGTCGGATTGCGAGCGTGCAGGCTGGAAGCTCCCGAAACTACTTTAGAAACTCGCGAACGCAGTCATTTACGACTAACGAGCAAGCGACTTACGACTATCGTCTCTTTATCGCTCCAGATTTTTGGAAAAACAAAGACAGGCTCAAGCGTGATTATGTACGTTTGTCTTTTGATGTGACTTTTCCAGTCGCTCTGGTTCGAGACATGCAAGCTAACGTACATTTTAGCGCCACACCTTGGTATAGCTATACAGGACTAGTTTTCAAAGGTGGAACAACCGAGCGCCAACATTTTGAGTTTACGATTGACTTGTCCGGTGCCGCTGAAACCTATCAGACTAACAATGTCTTTATCCGCTTCGGGACTAATTACGGCTTTCCAGCGGGCTTGCAGGTCGTGATTGAGAACGCTATGCTCTCAGTCAGCAATTACTATCCAGCTTATCAGCCAGCCTACGAAGACCAAGACGAGCGGGTCACTGCGATTGAGTCAACCCTTAAACAGCGCGCTGACTCAATCGAAGCTGGCGTGTCTAGCTTGCGTGAGGGGCTCGGTACCAAAGCGGAATCAAGCGCCCTAACCTTGCTCTCAGATAGGATATCGGCCTCTGTCAAAAGCCTAGAGACCGACATGGATAACAAGCTGAACTCAAAATTGAGCACGGCTGAATTTAATGTGCGGTCGAATCGAATCAGCCAAGAAATCATCAATGCGACTAAAGACAAGGCGGACAAGGCTTTGGTGACGGCAGAGGCTGGGCGTTTGAGGGAAGAATTTTCAAAAATCCTTCTAGGAAATGAAAATTTGTTCGTTTTAAAAAGGTCTTCGTCGGGCTATTTATCTGGCGGAAAAAACTTAGGACCTGCAGGTATTCCGAACGAAAAAACATCTGATTTTATAGCAGTTACTCCCGATGAAAAAGTAACATTCCAAATTTGGGTGACTGTCCCAAAAGGCGGCCAAGCGTGGCGAGCGTGGCAATTTTACACAAAAGAAAAAGAATTGCTATCAACGAGACAAGCTTCTGGTTATGAGGTAGTTGAAGGCAAGCGGTACGCTAGACATCTGATAACTGTACCAGCAAACGCCGCTTTTATCAGAGTGTCTGCTCGAATGTATGCGGATGGTTTAGTCAAAGTGGAGCGCTCGGATGTGTTTTCCGATTGGGTACCATCTATCGAGGATGCTGACGGCCTCATCACCGAGGCCAAGGCGACCTTCGAGCGCACAGCTCAGGGCTTGAGGACTGACTTGTCAACTGTGCAAGCTTACGTTAACGCAGACGGTACGAGGGCGGAAGCTCTTCGCAGTTACAGTCGCGAAGAGACAGCCCGTCAGCTGACTGCACTGCGCCAGAGCGTTGAGGCAGGCTATGTGGGCAAAGCTACATATGCGGAGGATGTGAAAGGCATAAGCAGGCGGTTTGAGGAGTTAAACTCGGGCGGCCCTAACCTCGTCTCAAACGGAGCTACGGAGCTTGGTCTGAAGTATTGGCCTGCAAATGGCAAGCTTACAGCGGACCGCAAGCATCCGTTTTTTAAAAACAACACAGCTACAATGTTTGTCTTGGACACAACCGAAGCGACTATCGCGTTTATGCAACAAAATCAGTACAATGTGTTGAAGCGGAATACAGATTACACATTATCGTTTACTGCATTTGCGTCAAGCAATGTCTCGGGTTTTCGGGCGCTAGTCGGTCTATTATCCAATATGGACCACGCTTGGAAAAAGACCCTGCATACATATACTAAGAGCTTGTCACCAACCCAAGCTGAGCGAATCACGGTCCAGTTTAATAGCGCAGATTTTGATGGGTTCGCTTTGCGGTTTGATAACATGGGCTCTAGCAACGGTCGCAGTGCGACAGTCTGGATCAACGAGATTGATGTCTATGAGGGCACGATGAAGCGGCCCTATCAGCCGTCTCTTGCGAATAATCAAAGCTACGCAGACACCAAGCTGGCCGAGTACAAGCAGGGCATCAATGGCCAATTGTCCAGCGTGCAATCCGCCCTTAATACGGCTAATAGCTCATTGACGAGCTTTAATACGTGGAAGCAGTCAGCGCAGGAAACGCTGAACAAGGTCGGTAGAGTCGAGTCTGGTCTTAACGAGACTAAGACTAGTCTGGCGGAGTTTAAACGCACGGCAGAAGGTCAGCTGACTACGATCACTCAGCAGGTAGCTGGTAAAGTCTCTCAAACAGAGCTAAATCAGCGAGCTAATCAAATCACGCAAGCTGTGCAAGAGCTTAGTAACTCGGTTCTCAGGAAAAGCCAAGTCAAAATCAACGAGGGGGGCATCATCTCTAGCGTTGAGAAGACCGTTAACGGCCAGACTTTGGCTAGTATGATTGCTCAAAGCCCGGAAAATGTTGAGATTATCGCTCGCTTGCTAAAAGTAAAAGGCGACATGATCGTCAACGGCTCTGTCACAGTCGACAAGCTGAACATTGAAGGTGAGCTATCTGCCCTAAGCGGTAAGCTTGGTAGAGTGACCTCTGGAGAAATCATCAACGAGTACGAAACGCCTTATACTAGAGGTGAAATCAGAATCGCTGACAACATCCAGATTACGAACCACAACAAGTCAGGACCTCGCTCGAATTTGGGCAAGGAAGAAATCAAGATGCTGCCAAACGGCATTTTGATGAATGCTTACGACACCAATGAGAAGCCGGTCCATACGATGCAAGTGTCGCCTGACGTTATTTCGTATCAACGCCTTAACTACTCGCTGAAAGGCGGAGGGACAGGCTCTTGGGATTTGGCCTATTCAAACGGCTATTCTGCTCTCAATATCGATACAGTCAACCAGAAAATTAGGTTACAGGCTGAGTCTCGCATGCCTTGGGGAATTGGCGCAGTCTATGTACGAATTGGGAATTTGGTGACAATTTCAGTCACAAGACAAATTGTAAATATTGGGGAATTGGCAGAGAATGTTCGGGCGCTTGAGAAAATTCCGGAAGGGTTCCGACCAATCTCTCAAGCGCACTTAACCTTAGTAGGAAACATCCACTCTACTATTGACGGAACATGTATCGTCCACTTAAATCCAGACGGCTCAATTGGTTTTACAAATAACCGGACCGGCAATCGAGTTTGGACTGGTACGGTCAGCTATACAACTGTGGATGAGTTTCCGCTCGCTGGAGATGTACCGAAAGGCAAAATCATATAGAGAGGTGTTTATGGATAGTAAATTTTATAATCTCATGCTAGCTGAGTATAAAAATCAGTTAGCTGATAAAACTTTAGGAGAGGTCGAGTTAACCGCTCGGCTCATCCTAGAACAGGACAAAAACGCTGAATTGCAAGCAAAAGTAACAGAGCTGGAAGCTTTGCTTGAAGAACAAACGAAACCAGCCAAAGAAGGAGAATAAACATGACTTTAGAAATCGTAAAAACTACAAAACTCGTCGGAAACCTAAAGGTCGGTGACACAGTCGTTAAGACAGTGACTGCGGATATCGATGATAAGGGTGTGACCACGTTTACCGAATGGATCAACGATAGTGAGGCATACGCTGCTAATCGTCGCGAAGTGCGGAAGCAAGAACAGGCATTCCAAGATGCGGTATATGCTGCTGAGGATGCGATTATCGCTGAGCTGGAAGCTACGCCTAAAGAGAAAAAGGGGTGATGAATGCAGGCTAACGTTTTGGAATGGTCACACAGCTTGCGTGACTTAATTGATACGCAAGACGAACTGATTGTATTTACTTTAGCACTCATCATGGGTGCTATGGCTATTGACTTCCTAACAGGAACTCTGGCCGCTAAGCTCAACCCAAACATTGAATTTCGCAGCAAAGAAGGAATCAATGGAATTATTCGCAAGATTGCTAGTATCGCTTTACTAGCTTTCTGCATTCCGCTGTCTATCTTGCTGCCCGAAGGAATTGGTCTGGGAGCTCTACAGATACTTTATTTCGGGTATCTGTTTTTTGAGCTAAAATCTATTCTGGAAAATTTCGACAAGCTCGGTATTAACACAACATTTTTTCGAGAGTTTATCGAAAAAATCTCAAGTTCGGATAAAAATGATAAAAAATAGAATAAAAGAGCAGGCGCTGAAGCTTGCTCTATTTGCTTTTGCTGCTGGCTACTTTTGGCTTGCAGCGTTTGAATTAAAAAAGGAGAAGTAATATGCGTAAATATAAATTATTTCAGGACGAAGTCCTTGGGTACGGCTTCGATATTGACGGTTGGTTTAGCTGGCAATGTTGGGACGGATACGCTAAATACTGCGTTTGGTTAGGTGTACCATTTGCCAACTGCACAGTCTCTGGCTTTGTTAAAGACATTTGGGAGCAACGCTATACTAATGGCATGCTGGACTATTTCGACGAAGTGGAAAACATGGAAGAAGGCGATGTAGCTGTCTTTATGGAAACAGACCTCACACCTGTTTCACATATCGCTATTTTCGCTGGGGACATCGATGGCACTCAAGGTTGGTTCCTTGGTCAGAACCAAGGTGGAGCTTCGGGGCCTGACGGTATCGGGGGTGTGTTTAACCTCGTTGCTTTTCCATACTCTATCTTGTATCCAACAGCATTTCGTCCAAAAGGCGAGTCTTTACCTAAAGCTGAGTTAAAAGAAACGATTACAGAAGTCATGGAAAATCATGAGGCTCCTTTCTTCCCAGAAGATGCTACTTTTACAGTCGGCGACTCTCCAATCAATGTCCGCCGAACGCCTAGCTTGGACGGTGAAATCGTGGCAGTTTATCAGCCGGGCGAAAAAGTCCATTACGACTCTAAAGGCTCAAATGATGGTTATCGCTGGATTTCGTACGTTGGTGAGTCTGGTAATCGCAATTACTTGGCGATTGGCCAAACGGACGAAGCAGGCAACCGCATTGACCTGTGGGGCCAATTGTCGTAAATAAAAAACCGCAGCGGAAACTGCGATAAATAAAAAATATGTTTTCTTAAATTTAATCTACCCCGGCCTCAAAGGC